TGAACCCTGAAACCATCACAGCGCTGCTCAATGCTGGCCTGATCGACCAAGCGACCGCCGACATTATGCAGCGTCAACAAGATGACAACGCGGCACGGGCCTGGGCGGAGACGTTGGTCAACGAAGCCTCACAGGCTGGCCTATCAGCGCAACAACAGCGCCTGCTTGACCTCGTGGCATCTACAGGCGGCAGACCGACAGCGGCGCAACTGGGGGCTTTCTGGGCTGGCGAGAATGGCTTATTGTGGCAAGCCTTGCAACCGGCGTTAACCCAAGTTGCAACGGAGAGAGCAGCCTTTGCCGCAGTGACAGCAGGCGGCATTGACACCTTCGCTTTGGTGAATCAGCAGGTGTTGCAATGGGTCGAAAGCTACTATGTCAATGGTACTGATCCCGGCAGCGTGGGCAGCCTGAACCAAACCAGCCGCGCGCAGTTCGCTGAAGCCTTCACCCGTTGGCAGCAAGGCGACGTGCCGTTCAGCCAAGCAGAAGGGCTTGACGGCTTGATCGAGTTGTTAACGCCTATCTTTGGACCCAATAGGGCTGACATGATCGGCATTACGGAAACGGCACGGGTTTTTGTTGAGGCGCAACGCTTGGCCGAAGCCAACAACCCTTACACCGTGGCTTTTCGTTGGCTGACCAGCGCTGATGAGCGGGTGTGCCCTATCTGCGGGCCCATGCATGGCCAGGTGCGCCGCAAAGCAGATGGCTATGCTGGCGGCGTGGATATTCCAGCGCATACCCGCTGTCGTTGCCATGAGGTGCCAGAAACAGAAGCGACGCTCAAGCTGCCTTTACCGCCAGAAGAGCGCTTTGTCTACCAAGCGCCGGAGACTGGCCCTGTGCGTCCGGTCGATGTGAGCAACGCCTTTACACTGCTAAATGGAGGAGAGTAATGGCTAACATTTCTCTCCAGATCAATGATAGCGAAGTACGGCGCATGTTGGCCCAGACGCCAGCAGCCTTAGAGCGTGCCATGCGTGGCGCGATGAACGATGCGACGGCGCTGCTACTGCGTGAATTGCAGACCTACCCAACGCAGCGCGCAGGCAGCACCTACGTGCGCACAGGGACGCTACGTCGCTCTTGGTCGCGTGAGTTTCAAGGCGATGGGCTTGCGCTTAGGGGCATTGTGGGCAGTAACCAAAACATGGCGCCCTATAATCGCGTTGTGCAGGATGCTGACATGCAAGCGCCGATTCACCAGGGACGCTGGACCAACACGGTGCAGAATGTGTTAGAGCGCAACGAGCGCACGATTCACGAGATGTTTGAGGCACGGTTTAGAGCGGAGTTGGGGGAATGAACGAAAACATCCTATTGAAACCTGAACAAAAGCATGATACAATTCTCATCAAGCGCTCAGACCTCGAAAACGAACATAGGCAGCTATTGAGCCGCATACAATATCTTAGACAGCTACTTGGCTATGCGCCGCTTCCTACAGGAAGGCAACAGCGCATAGAGAATGCTAAAAAACCTGAATTAGCCTAACGGTGCATCACCTGGCGGCGAATTAAGAGATAGTCTCTTAATTCGCCGCTTTTTTTGTGCTTAAAACTATGGCAACCAAGACCATTAACACCAACGTCAACGACTACGCCCGACCTAAGACCCAAAAGGGCAACAAGAAGAACGCTTACCCCTTCGACAAAAAGAAGGTTAAACCGCAATCATCTAATCAGTAAAGGACTAGGCGAGATGCTTATTAAGAACTGGCGTGATGCCGGAATCATGTACGAAGCTGACACCAGCGGAGCCGGTGAAGGCGAGCAACAAAATAGCGAAGGTGGCGCGATGTCGCCCGAGCAAATACTTGCGGAGTTAGAGCGCACCCGGGCAGCCTTGAAAGCTGCCAACAAGGAAGCGGCGGAGCGGCGCAAGAAGCTTGAGGAGATTGAATCGACTGAAGCCAAGCGCAAGGAATCCGAGCTAACCGAGGTGCAACGGGCCGCAAAGCGCGCGGAAGAGGCTGAAGCCAGTCTCAAGCAGACCAAAGAACGTTACCGCACTAATGCCATCCGCAATGAAATCAAGCTGTATGCCCAGAATGCCGGTTTTGTGGATACGAATGATGCCATTGCCCTGGTGGACATGAACGGGGTGGACTTTGACGAAGCGACGGATAAGGTGAGCGGGGCAAAGGAAGCAATCGACGCCCTGGCCAAAGCCAAGCCGCATCTGCTCAAGGCCGAAAAACCGCAAGCGCCCAACATTAACAGCACAGGCGGCGGTACGAGACCGCCGGTTACACCGGATCAGCTTGTTGAACGCAAGCGGCAATCCGGTGAGTATGTAGCATTTTAGGAGATTCCTATGAGTCTAGTCGCACGCGCAACCACGGTCAGCATGGATGCATCGACCGGCATGTTTGCGCCTCAAATCACTGGCTTAATCGCTGGTGAAGATTTACTGGCCGGTGCGCCGGTCTACATCAAGTCGGCAGACGGCTTGGTGTATATGTCCAACGGCACGGCGGCGACCGAACCAGCCGAAATCGTCGGCTTCACGCCGCGCGCCGTCAAGAGCGGTCAACCGCTCACGGTGTTTGGCAAAGGCGCACGCTTCAACTATGGCACGGGGCTTACGCCTGGTGATAAGTACTACATCGCAGCTACGGCGGGGCGCTTGGACACAGGCGCAACGACTGGCGACGCAGTAGGCGTCGCGCAGGCTATCACTAGCACCGATATTCGTGTCATCCGTGACAGCCACTAGGAGAATTAAGAGATGACCACAGGTACTAATGATATTTCGACCCTGCTTGCCGCACGTAATCAGAGTGTGGCTGAGTATGGGTTAACCAACATTCAGCCGATTTTAGCGGCTGAACTGCAAGCGCACAACAGCATCGTGACGATGCTGCTCAATGACCTCGCCGAGTTCAGCACCGACCGCCAACGTAAGTACGGCGTGAGCGTGCAAGGCGATATGTACGAGGTTGACGAGTATGGCCGTGCGCCGACGCAACTCGCCAAGCCCGGGGATACCGTGGGCTTTCCGCTCAAAATGTTTCAGTATGCCATCGGTTGGACCCAGAAATGGATGGACCTGCACACACCGGCAGACATGGCGATTGCGACCCAAGCCGCTGAACGCGCCCACTTGCGCATGATTACGCGTGAACTCAAGAAAGCGTTTATGCTGAGCAGCAACTATACCTTTAATGATTTTCTGGTTGACGGTGTAGACCTCTCTGTCAAGCGCCTGGTCAATGCGGATAGCGCCAGCATCCCTGAAGGACCAAACAACGAAACGTTCGACGGTTCAACGCATACCCACTATCTAGCCAGAGCCGGTGGCTCTTTGGCGGCCAGCGACTTGACTTCGCTGATCAACACCGTGATTGAGCATGGCTACGGGATTAACGTCAAGCTGGCGATTAGCACGACCGATGAAACCACGGTGCGCGCCTTAAGCGGCTTTACCGCTTACCCTGACCCGCGCATTGTCTATCGTAACACCGACACGCCTGGCCAGACGCTTGACATCAGTCGCCTGAACAACCGGGCTATCGGCATCTTCGGCGGCGCTGAAATCTGGGTCAAGTCTTGGATGCCCGCCAACTATGCGTTCTGTTGGGACAGTGGCAGCCCACGACCTTTGGTCTATCGGCAACGCAATAGCACCGCCGTGCAAGGGCTGCGCATTGCCGCGACCAACGTCGCTTATCCGCTCTATGCGCAGTTCATGGAAGCGGAGTTCGGTGTTGGCGTGTGGACGCGGACGAACGGGGCAATGCTTTGCTTCTCAGGGACTTCTTACGCAGATCCTAGCATTACGTCTTAAGGCTTAGAGAGCATGTTTCCATATCTTGCCATTGACAATCCTGTTTATATTCCTACGGCTTACACCGTACTCTATGGCGAGTTCGGCTTGAGTGATGCCCTGAGCGGCTTTAGAGCGAATCTGAGCAATGTCAGCCTCTACAAGCTTGCTGCCCTTCACCTTGCTACCTCTGGCCTTATGGGGCTTGGCGTCTTGGGACGCAAAGGTGTGATTCCAGATGACACCGCGAATGATTTCGCTGATAGTCGCTGGGCTTACATCGAATTCTTTTGCAAGTTCATCTTGGCTAATGTATTCAGTGGCGTATCTAGACCTAATTTCGGCAACCTGAGCAGTGGTGAGCTTGCTGGATGCAGACCTTTCGCCTCTGGTTGTGCGACCTTTGCGCGAGCAATCTTGCATGTTTTCTGCATTATCTCCCAAAAAGAGATGTTCGGGATTACAGCAAGGTGGATTGTCACAACGATGCAATACATTCAAACCATCAGGGATGGGGCCAAAATGAATTTCCCAAGAAAGGCGATGCGAAAGCATGGGCGAACCATTAGAGTTAATGCGCCCATACCCTTTTCGATCTTTAGTCCCTGTCCAAACCCAACAGGAGTGAGTTTTTTGAACATGCTTCCAAAAGCGCTGGTTGATCGGAATCGCACGGCTTGCACGCGAATCAACTTCGCATTGCTTGCTGCAATATTTTGCTCCACCACGCATCAAGACAGACGGCTTGGCAAAAAACTGATTACCGCATTGTAAACAGGTTGTTTGTTGCATAAATAATTAACCTTTCGTATCTAGAATCGCACCGCTGGTTAATTATACTTTGGAAACACATATAACGCAAATTTAAGGAGCTTAACGTATGGCTGAGACAATCCCAGGCGGGTGCTACAAGGATGCTGAAGGCGACGGCTATCACGATGCGCACGGCAAGCCGGTAAGCGCAGAGAACGTCGCTAAGTTTCTGGCGCTACAACAGCCGCAGACACCGAGCCTTGGCGCGCTTGATCCTGCGCCGGTTGATGAGTTGGCCCTGCTCAAGCAGCAGTTGGCTAACTTGCAAGCGGAGATTGCAGCGCAACCACAAGCCAAGAAGCCTGTGAAGACCAAGCAACCGGAAGCTGGTGACAATCCGGAAGAAGCAACCGGGGAAGTCAAATAACGATGGCGAGTTACGGCAGCATCAGCGGAATCAACGCCCTTGCCCCGGCGCTTGGCGACATTAACGAAACGTCAACGCCGAACACGACGCAAGCCGAGGATTGGCTCAGCGAGGGGTACACCTACATTAACAATGCGCTTTCCGGCGCTGGTTATGTCGTGCCCGTGGCGCGCACGGTGACTTGTTTCCCAGCGCTGCGTGCGCTCAATAACCTGTACGCCACGGCGTATGCGCTGCGTGCCAGGGGCATGGATGCGACAGACGGCAAAGGCGAGAGCCGGTCAGAGACGTATCTGAAAGACTTCTTTAACCGGCTTAAAGCCTTAGCCGAGCAAGACCTGACGGCGCAAGGCTTGACGATGCGCAGCGCTGGGCAGATTCAGCGCCGCGGCATCCGTTCGATGCAATTGCGGCGCGTGGATGGCTACAGTGCTGAAGCGAACACAGTCTATGAGTACGATGGGACGAGCGAGTAATGGCGAAATATCGCAAGCGACCGATAGTAATTGAGGCGACACAATGGACATTGACGCGATATGGTGATGCTCCGCTGGAAGAATGGCCTAAGGGTGTTTTCTTGGATAGTTTCGGGCAACCATACGTAATCACTATCCACAACCAAGGGGCATTCTTGGACGATGGCGACTGGATAATTACTGAGCCGGATGGTGAACACCATTACCCATGCAAACCTGACATCTTTGAGAAGACCTATGAAGCGGTTGAGTCATGAGTACCGTTACCCAAATCAAACTGGCGCTCAAGGCTAGGCTGGCCCTACTTGCCGACGTTGACCAAGCGGAGATAGACAGCTATCTCCCACCGGTCAAAACGGAGCGCATTGCCCTGGTCATCCCTCCTTTTGGGCAAGAAACTAGGGTAGACCGGCTCACATCAACAGGGCGCTTTGAGATAGCCCATGCGCCGGTGATGCAAAGCCATCGGCTGCGCTGCGAGTTCTGGGTGAAGGTGGACACGGGCAACCTGGCACAGACCATGCGCCGGGCCAGTGACATCCCGCTAGAGGCGATTCGCTTACTCATGCAAGACCAAGACTTAGGCGGCGCGGTGTCGAGAGTGGGAAACTTCGGGCAAGGGGATAATCGCTGGTCGATTAGTAGTGAGACGATTGATCGACCCGTTGAAATCGCTGGTGTACCGTATATCGTCGTTGTTGTGAATGTACCCGTAATTGACTATGCCGATGCATAGGGGAGTTAGAGATATGCCTAAGGCAAAACAAGAGGAGCCGGTGAAGCAGCAATACGTGGTGTTAGTTCCGATTAGTTCGGTGGACGGCAAAACGCGTTGGATGCCCGGCAGCCTGATTGAGCTAGATGACGAACGGGCCGCGATTCACCTGGCAAAAGGCAATGTTGTTCCGTTCGATAACACCGTGCCGCCGGTGGTCGATGTAGGACCGGCGCTCGTGGTGCATGAACCGGAGAGTAACTAATGGCGACGCTTACCGTAATCACGCCCACCTATGCCGGGGCCACGTTTAGCCCAGCAGCCGCAGCCGGTGGCGGTGACAAGTTTGTCAATACGGGCAATGAATTGCTGTACATCAAGAACGGTGGCGGCTCTAGCATCAACCTGACGTTGGACGCCCAAGCCGTTGCGGGCTTGCCCATCACTGATCCCGTGATTGCTGTCGCTGCGGGAGCCGAGAAGATCATAGGGCCATTTGACCCGAGATACTTCACGGATTCTAGCGGCTTTTTGAACTTGAGTTACAGCGCGGTCACTTCGGTGACGGTGGCTGTTATCCAGAAGAACTAAGAGGTAATCATGGCACAAACAACCAGTGCTATTCCACAAGGTAAGATGATTGTCGAGGTCAGTACAGACGGCTCATCTTGGACCGACATCAGCGGCTCATCCGCGCAAGTCACGCCGTCGGGCGGTGATCAGCTCACCGGCTCACAGAACACCGCCGGGGGCAGTGCGCCCGTCGTGGTGGGCGCGAACAAGACCGAGGCGGCTGAGGCCGATGTCAAGATTCTGTACACCGAAACCAGCGGTGAGGCGTTCCGCGTGGTCAAGGCACGCTTTGACGGCGCAAACAAAACCATCTACTTTCGCTACACGCCTAGCGGCAGTGGCACGGGCAACAAGCGCTACTTGGCGGCTGATGATGCCAACAGCGCGTTCGCGTGTCCGATTCAAAGTTGCATGCCGCCTGACTTGGATTCGGGCAGCGGTGATCCGGCAATGGCGTCGTTTCACATCATCTTCCCGAAATGGTATGAGGAGACGTTGTCCTAATGCCGCTTATCCCAACCGTGCTAAAGCCTGTTCTTAATGGCGAGATTGTAGAGCCGGAGACGCTGGAAGACAAGTACACCGTGGCGGTTGACCTGCGCAAAATGACGTGGGGCGATAACATGGTGCATGTGCGCTTTCAACTCTTGGTGGAAACCATCGGCGACGATACCGAAGACGCTGACCCCAAGGCGAAGATGGCGGCGCTGCGTGAACTCCTGGCCGGCTTCGATGAACTCACCGAATACCTCAACCGTGTCGCATTGGTGACCTGTAACGGGGTGAAAGTCCCGTTCAATAAAGTCCCGATGGACATGGTGACAGAGGTGATGGACGCTATCTCGAAGGCGCAAAAACGGCAGGGTAAACCAAAAAACTAAGGTTGCAACTCTATGCCCACTTATGGACCGGTGGACCGATACCGCCTGAGTACATAGAGTTGCAACTTTGCCGAGAGTTTCACTGTTTGCCGAGCCAGTTGCGCCAAGAGAATGTTGTAGACGTGTACCGCATCCTGGATATGCTGGATGTAGAAGCCAGAGTGAAGAAAAAGCGTGGGAAGTAACCTGCAAATCATAATCAATGGCGTAGACCAAGCCTCTGACACGTTTGGCGATGTTGGCAATGCTATGGATAGCTTAACCGGCAAGGCGGGTGGCCTGTTGTCCAAGGGGCTAGGGCCATTGCAATCCATGCTTGGCACAGGACTAAAGGTGGCGGCAGGGGTGGCAGCGACGGCCGTTGGTGGTCTAGCCGCTGGCCTAGCCAGCAGTGTGAGCGATGCCGCCGACTTCCAGCAGGGCATGGCCGATATTCAAGCCAGCATGGGCGCATCGACCGAAGAAACCGCCCAACTCAAAAACCTAATCCTTGACCTTGGCATTGATCCAAAGCTCAAGGTGTCAGCAGAAGAAGCCGCGCAAGCCATCGGTCAGCTTGGCACGGCTGGCGTTTCGATTGATGACATTATGAATGGCGCAGCGCGTTCTACCGTGCTACTCGCCAACGCGACTGGCGCTGACTTCGCCGACGCGGCGAGCATGGCCAGCGACGTATCAAAACTCTGGGCCATTGACGCAGGTGATTTGACGCACGCTGTCAACGGTATTACCGCGGCGACCGTTGCCAGCAAGTTCAACATCAACGATTACAAATTAGCGCTCTCCCAAGCCGGTGGCGTGGCGTCTACCGTTGGCGTGAACTTTGATGACTTCAATACAACCTTGGCAGCCATTGCGCCCAGCTTCGCGAGTGGTTCTGATGCTGGGACAAGCTTCAAAGTCTTCTTGCAGCGCCTTGTGCCATCAAGTGATAAAGCCACAGAAGCCATGCAGGAGCTAGGGTTAATCACTATCAATTATCAAAAGGCTGCGGAAGCTCTATCGAAAGGTCTGGGGCGCACGGTAGAACCAAGCTTGGGTGGCGTCTCAATGGCCCTTGAAGAAGTAAAAAAGAAAACTGGGCAAACCAAGCTTACCTATAGTGAATTTATTGCACAGTTCAAAGAGAATCAATTCTTTGACGCTGCTGGCAACATGAAAGATATGTCGCAAGTAGTTGGCTTGCTCAACAAAGCCTTCACCGGACTCACCGAAGAGCAGAAAAACGCTGCGCTCTCTACCATCTTTGGCACGGATGCCATGCGTGCCGCAGCCGCGATGGCCAAGATGACCACGGGCGACTTTAAAAATCTCCAAGAAACGATGGGCAAGACCGACGCTGCCGACAGCGCTAAAACCCGTATGGATACCTTGAAAGGCTCTCTTGAGATTCTAAGCGGCACCTTTGACACATTGAAGCTGATGGTAGGCGATAAGTTCTTGCCCGTCCTCAATGACCTGGTGAAGCGCTTCAATGATTTCCTGGGGACGCAGGCGCCCATGATCGTGGAATGGGCCGGCTCACTTGCTACCAAGTTGGGCGACCTCGTGACTACCTATCTACCTGTCTTTATTACCAAGCTGGGCGAATGGTGGAACTACGCCCAGCAACTCGCAGCGACGCTGCTCGATGTGGGTAATCAGGTATGGAACTTTATCACCGGCGTTAAGGCGGCGCTTCAACCAGTGATCGACTTTGTTAGCCGTTTTATAGGCTTAAAAGAAATCCTGCTTGGCGTAGCGGCGGCGTTCGGTGTGGCCGCGGTTGCGTCTTTCGCTGCGTTTGTGGCTTCGCTTGCGCCGGTGTTGGCGGCGCTAGGCACGGCGATCACCGTAGTCGCTGCCTTTCGGGATGGGTGGACCAACGGCTTTGGCGCGATCCGCGAGATTGTATCTGGCGTACTCGCTTATCTAAACAACAACTTGCCCAAATGGATTGCCACTTTGCAAAGTTGGGGCGGAGCGGCTTGGCAGTGGTTGGCGGATGCGATACCCATCGCCTTAGCCAAGCTTGGCGCAATGGGCAGCGCGCTGTGGAGTTGGCTATCCACAAATTTGCCGAAATGGCTGGAAAACCTTGCAACCTGGGGTACAGCGATGTGGCAATGGATCGGTGACAACATCCCCAAAGCCATTGACAAGCTCACCGAATGGGTAAAGAGCATGGGTACCTGGGTGGCGACCGGCGACGGCAACACGCATCTCCTCGCCATGTTTGGCACAATGGGAACAACGATGCTGACAGCGCTGGGCAAAATCGGCCTAGCGCTAGGCGAATTAGCGTTGGCGGTTGTGCAAAAACTGATCAAAATCTTTGTAGACAATTTGCCAATGATGGTAGCAAAGCTCGAAGAATGGGGCACGGCGCTTTGGAACTGGATTCAAGGCAACTGGCCGACCTGGAAAGCCAAGCTGCTTGAATGGGGCGCGGCACTTTGGCAATGGATTGTCGAGGTGACACCGACGGTCTTGGTGAAGCTCGGCGAGTGGGCGACTGCGCTCTTCGGTTGGTTTATTAGTAATTTGCCAACCTGGTTGGCGAAGCTCGGCGAATGGGGGGCAGCGCTGTGGCAATGGATTGTAGATGTAACGCCAACCGTGCTGGCGAAGCTCGGCGAATGGCTTGGCAAGTTGGGGCAATGGTTGATCGATAATCTTCCGACCTGGGCTGGCAAGCTGGCCGAATGGGGCGCGGCGCTGTGGGGCTGGATTGCCAACACGGTCCCACAGGTAACAACTAAGCTGAGTGAATGGGGCAGTTCGATTTGGACCTGGTTCTCCAACGAAAAGCCAGGGTGGAGCGCTAAGTTGAGCGGGTGGGGCAGCGACATCATGGGCAAGCTCGGCGAAGGCTTTAGCGCTGCTAAAGAAGCCGTTGGTACAACGCTCCAAACCGCCTTAAACGAAGTGCAAACCAAAGGCTTAGGCTTTGCGACCGGCGAACTGCTAGGCAAGATGTACGAGGGTGGTAAGGGCTTTATGACGCAGTTGGGGGCAGGGATTAACGCGGCCGCGCCGAACCTCAAGAATGACATCAACACCGCTTTTAATGGTGTGCTTAGCGCCTTCAATTACTGGCACGACAACTTAGCGCCGCATTTCTTGAGCAGCGCCAAAGACCTCTTTGGCAAAATCGGCGTTGGGCTAAGCAGCATCGATTTTAGCGCAGGGGTTAACGGCGCCTTTAACGCCCTGCTCAATGCCTACAACAAATGGCATGACGACCTCTCGCCGCATTTTTTTAGTAGCACCAAAGACCTTGCCAACAGCCTGATCAACGGTCTGATCAAGGGTATCAAAGAGGGCATTGGTAAGGTTGTTTCGGCGATTGATGGCGTAGCGCAGGCAATGCCCGACTGGGTGAAAGAAAAACTTGGTATTCATTCGCCTAGCACCGTATTTGCAGGCTTAGGCCAAAACATCGTTGAAGGCTTGGTGCAAGGCTTGCAAAGCATGGCCGGCGCACCGCAAGCGGTATTGTCCGACATGACCGCCGGTATGATGACGGGGGCAGCGGGTGGCACTGTCACGACCAACAACACGACTAGCACCACTAACAACTGGAACGTAACGATCCCGACCGCAGGCGGCAATCAGCCGGTTGACCAAATGCAATCTATGTTCAACACCTTAACGACAATCTATGCTGGCTAAACAGTTAAAAGCACTCAATTTAATCGCCGAGGATGGCAACACCTATGCCTTATATAGCGGGCAAAATCCCGCTGACCTGCTGGCCCTGGACGGTGCAGGCGTGGCAACGGTGCGCCGGGTAACGCAGCGCACGCCCTTGCAGAATGGCGTCACTGACCGCGGCTTTCGCCTGGAACCGCGCAAGATGACCTTGGCGCTCTACATCAATCAGCCGGATGAGCTTAGCGCCGATTTGATGCGTGACAAGCTGGCTTACATCTTTGGACCCACGATTTCGCCGCTCAAGCTGCTGGCCACGCGCCTAGACAATACGCAGCGGCAAATTGATTGCTATGTTGATGGCACGTTGGACTTTCCGCAGAGTGAGCGGCTAGGCGCAAGTCAAAAAATCATTGTGCCACTCTATGCGCCTGATCCGACGTGGTATGACCCAGCGCAGGTGTCTAGCACCACAAGCCTGTCTTCCATGCCTGTGACGACCGCCAACTATTCAACGACGGGCATTACGGCGGATGACTGGCCAGTGTTTTACATTACCGGACCAGTGACCAACCTGGTGATCACCCATGCGCCGGTGGGCGATGCGATTGACTTTACCGGCGTCACAATTCCCAACGGTGAAACGTGGGTGGTTGACTTGCGCCCTGGCTACAAAACGGTTTATCGGCAAAGCGACAATGCCAGCCGCCTGTATGCGGTGACCACCTCGTCTGTGCGCTATTTCGGCACGTTGCGCATGCTTAATCAGAAGTTGGCGGCCAGCTACAGTGTGGCCTATAACCGCTTTGCCCTGACCGGTTCGGGTACAAGCGGAGCAAGTTCGTTCGTTGTGAAATATTACAAGCGTTATTTGAGTCTATAGATGGCTTTACTCTCTTATTCTGACTTTCTTTATCAATGCCGCATCTATGACAGCAGCGGCAACTTGGTTGGGTTATATGACGACCTGGTCGCTTTGCAATACAAAAAAATCGTCAACGGCATCGGCATGGCGGTGTTGACCGTGCCGGAGACGCACGCCATCATTAGCCAACTCGCCGATGATTTGTTGCTGAACATCTATTTCACCTACCGGCCACAAAGCGGCGGCGAGATCACGGACCAACAAGACTTCGTTGGGCTATATCGTGACAAGCAAATCGCCACTGATAGCGATGGCAACGTGCATTATCTGTTGTACTTTATGGGGTCGATTGAGGTGTTGAGTCGCAACATCGTTGCGTATCCTGCTGGCACCAACTTGCGCTCTCAGTTCACGACCCGGGCCATCGCGACCATCTCCAAGGAAGTCGTACAGTACAACTGCACCAGCCTAGCCACGACAGGTAACAGCCGACTGCGTGACGCCAACGTGGTTAGAGGGCTAGTTGCCACGCTAGGCAGCGGACGCGACCCCACGACTTCCACGATCAACTATTCGTGTGCCTACCGTAATGTGCTGGAAGTTGTGCAGGAGCTTGCTCAGCTCGGCGTCTACGATTTTGACGTTGTGTTCGACAAGGCCAGCTATGGCAATAGCCTCTATTATTTGCAGTATGACCTGCTAGGCACGGACAGAAGCACAACGCTTGTTTTTGATTTGAACCTTGACAACATTCAAGGGGCTAATCTCAACGGCGAACGGCTCAAGGAAAAGACGGTTGCCATCGTCGGGGGGCAAGGGCAAGGCAGCAGCCGCACGACAGTCATTCGCACGGGGACCAACCAAAGCGCTTCCAACGATTATGAAATCTTTGTTGATGCGCGCTCAAACACAAGCACGGAACTCAACAGCATCGGTGACGCCAAGCTGGCCGACGCAGAGGCACGCACCAGTATCGACGTGGACATTGCGCCATCGTCAGGCTACGTCTACCGGCGCGATTACGGGCTAGGCGATTTGGTGACGGTGAGCTTTGCCGATACGTTGGTTGTCAAGAAGATCAACGTGGTTGAAGTGGCGTTTGACCAAGACCAAAACGTCAAGATTCGGATTGAGTTGGTGGACGCATGAGCAGCATCGGCCAAACGATTTTAAAGTTAACCACGCCTGATAAAATCGCACGCCCGGAAATTATCGACATCCAAAACCGGCTCTCTTCGCTTGAGATTCAGGAGAGCGATAATGTCGAACTTGCGACGATCACGGCCAAAGGTGACTTGATTGTCGGCACGGCGGCAGGGACGGTTGACCGCTTAGCGGTTGGCGCCAACGGCTATATCTTGATGGCCGACAGTACGCAAACAACGGGGATTAAGTGGGCAGACCCAACCGCTACCTTGGTCGCCAAAAGCCTCTACACGGCCAAGGGCAGCATCCTGGCGGCATCGGCTGGAAGTACACCGGCTAACCTGGCCGTAGGCACCAACGGTTATATCTTAATGGCCGACAGTGCGCAAACGACAGGCATTAAATGGACTGATCCGACGTCTACTTTAGTTGCCAAGTCCATCCTCACCGCCAAGGGCGACCTCATCGCGGCAACGGGATCGGCAACGCCAACCAACCTAGCCGTTGGCACCAACGGCTATATCCTGATGGCGGATAGTTTGCAATCGACCGGTATCAAGTGGACTGACCCAACCGCTACCTTGGTTGCCAAGTCGCTCTACACGGCCAAGGGCAGCATCCTGGCGGCATCGGCTGGAAGTACACCGGCTAACCTGGCCGTAGGCGCTGACACCTATATTTTGACCGCTGACAGCTTGCAAGCATCTGGGATAAAGTGGGCAGACCCCACGGCTACCTTGGTTGCCAAAAGTTTATATACTGCCAAGGGCAGCATCCTGGCGGCGACCGCTGGCAGCACACCGGCGAACCTTGGCGTAGGCGCTGATGGCTTTGCGCTAGTGGCCGACAGCGCGCAGAGCGCCGGGGTCAAGTGGGGGCAAATCTCCGGCTCTGGGCTGGCAACGGGCGCGGTCGGCAACACCAACCTGGCAAACATGGCCGATGCTACCGTCAAAGGGCGCGTGGCAGGGTCAGGGACCGGCACGCCGGTTGACGTGTCAGCGTTTGACCTGGTAGGCATCATTAAGACGCAAGACGGTGCGGCAAGCGGGTTGGATGCTGATTTGTTGGATGGATTGAATAGCACCGCCTTTGCGATTCTGGCTGGGCAATCCGGCGGCCAAACGCTCAACGGTGGCACGGCAGCCAGTAACAACCTAACGTTGGCTTCAACCGCGAACGCAACCAAGGGCAAGATTCTCTTTGGAAATTCAGCTTATGATGAAGTAAATAATCGGCTAGGCATCGGGACACAGTCGCCAAGCTATTCTACGCACGTTGTCAGCGGCTCAGTGGCGTATTTGGCGCTTGAGAAAACCGGGACCGGCGCGGGCACGGTCTTGCTTTATAACGATGGTGCATGGAATGCCAATAGCCCGAATGACATTTACATGCGCGCCAACTCTGGGTCTAACACGCTTTATCTATACGCTGCGGCGGTGTCTTTCCGTAACTCAAGTAATGTTGAAAAGGCAAATCTCAACGTGAGCGGTGGCGGTGATTTGACGCTCAGTGGCGATTTGGCCGTTAGCGGCGCACTGACTTCAGGATCAACCGGTAATGGTTGGACCAACATCAGTAGCTTTGGGGCAAATTTCAGCAGCACAACAACGCCGCGCTGCACAAAGCTTGGGACATGGGTGATGATTGATGGCGCTGTGTCAGCGACAGCTACGGTGGGGGCTGGCACAACCATGATGACCTTGCCGTCTGGCTATCGCCCTGCGCGCACGCGCTATCTACAATTTATTGATGTTTTTACTGGTGGATTCTTTTCTGCTTATGTAGACACGGCGGGGGTTGTAAAAATCCTCGTGGCAGCGACGAACACGCATCAAATCGAATTTGATGGCGTGATGTTTCCGACTGATTAAGGAGATTTATGAACGAAACAAAAGCGCTCACCGACGCGCAGAAGGCGCACTTGCTCAAGCTGATGACGCAGCGCGACGCCGCGCAAGCGCAGTTACAAGGCTTTATTGCTTACCTGACCGCTGAGCATGGCGTGGAGCCTGCGGATGGTTGGCAATTAGATGCTAAGGATGGCTTTATGCGGCCTGTAGCACCCCAGGGAGAATAGCATGGCTATCACGAAAGCGGAAACACAGATTGTCTGGTCAGCGGCGAATAATCTGTCTGTATCGGCAGGCAGTACCGGCACAAGCGACGCCTTTACATTTGATGCGACCAGCTTCAACGCCACGATCACGCTCAAGGCTGATAACAATGGCACCCCGGCGAGTGGGGATAAGGTGGATTTTTATCTGCTTTACACAAACGGTGATCCGGATGGCACTAGCTCCGACGAATACGATAGTGCAACGCAAGGCACTTGGTTGGCGACGCTGGACACGAACACCAATGATCCGGCGCAAACGACAGTGGCCATCAACCCAAGCGCCAAGGGCGGTAAGATTTACGCGAAAAACAATGCCGGTAGCAACGGGATTACTGTGTCAGCGAGCATGTACGAAACCAAGGGCTAGATGCTCACTCGACCTGTAGGCAATTTTACGATAAATCGCTATAGTCAGCAGGCGCGCGGCCTTGTGTTTTGGTGGCCTGCTACTGATTTGCTGTTAGCGGATCGGCAAGGTCGCCTAACCGTCAATATCGCTGGCGGCGCGCCCTTCCTTTATTTAGATGGTGAACGTCTCAGCTATAGCCTTGACACTGCAACCAGCGACTATCTGACGGCCAGTAGCCCCATCAGCGCTTATCCATTCACGTTGGCTACCTGGTTCAAACCAAGCATCGTCACAGGTACGCATGGCCTGATCAACCTGGGCAACAGTGGCAATACGACTGACTATTATAGCCTACAGACAACTGGCGTTTCATTGAGAATTCGGAGCAGCGATAGCACAACGCAATCAAGCGCCATTGCTGCTACGAATTGTGTAGCTGGCGTCTGGCAGCACGCCGCCGGCTGGGTGGCAGCGGCAAACAGTCGGGCCTGTTACCTGAACGGTGGCGGCAAAGGAACAAATACGTCTACCCGTGCGACCGGCGCACAAGACTTAATTGGTATCGGCGCTTTGGCTGGTTCTTCTGTCAGCCTCTTTTTTAAAGGGCTACTCGCCGATGTCAGAGTTTATAATCGCATCCTGAGTGATGCTGAAATTGCGGCGCTCTATGCACCACAAACCCGCTGGGAACTGTACGAGCCGATTCAGAAGCTCTACTTTGTGCCAAGTGGGGTAAATCAATACAATTCGACGGTGGCGGGAACGCTCACCAGTGGCGGGGCATTGCTTAAGCAGACCGGCAAGCCGCTGGCAGGGACGTTGAGCAGCAGCGGGGCATTAGTGCGCAGCATGGCCAGGGCGCTCAGTGGTACACTCGCCACATCGGGCGCATTGCTTAAAACAACAAGCAGGTCACTCAGTGGCACGCTTACGAGTTCCGGCGCTCTGCTCAAGCAAGCCAAGAAAGCGTTGTCAGGGACGTTGAGCAGCGCCGGCGCATTACTCAAGCAAGCCAAGAAAGTGTTGGTAGGAACGCTCACAAGCGCCGGGGCTTTGCTCGCTTCGCACATCGTTATTAAGGCGCTGGCTGGCACATTAACCAGCGCAGGCGCATTGACCAAGCAAGCCAAGAAGCTGCTTGCTGGCACGCT